TCTAGTTATTTTAAATAATTGTCCAGCCATGTTAGCAAACAAACCAGTCATCATAATAATAGGACCAATAATTGCAGCACCAGCAAAGGCACCTAAGATTACATATTTCATTGGACCGAGTTTATTAAAAAGATTAACAATTGTTGTTACTCCATTAACAATAGGAGTAATAACTTTCAAAAATTCTTCTCCAATTGGAAGAATGCTTGCTTTTAAATTTTCAATTGATTGTGCAAATTGTTGAGAAGTAGATTGTTGACGAACATCAATTTGATGTTGTTGAATGTCACTTAATTGTTTTGCACTCAATCCCATCATTTCCATGACTTTAGCAGATTGCGTTCCAGATTTATTAAAATTATCTAAAAGAGCAGTCATACGGGCTGCTTGAAGTTTTCCAAAAAGTTCTGTGATTGCTTGCTGCCTAGCCAATGGAGAAAGTTTTGCCAAGGCCGATTGCAATTTTTCAATCATAAGAATAGGATCGCCAGATTCTGCTATATCTTTAAGATTAATTCCCATTGTTTTTAATAAATCTGATGCTGATTTAGTAGGACTAATTATTCTTTGAAAAGAAAATTTAAGAGCGTTTGCTCCTTCTCCAGCAGCAACCCCGCCTTCTTTCATGGCTACAAGCAGGGCGGTGGTTTCTTTATAGTCTCCACCTAAATTTTTAATAATTGGACCAACTCTAGGAATAGCATCAATTAAATCTTTCATTGTAGTGCTTGTTGCTGCTTGTGCGGCACTAAAAAATGCCATAGCAGTTCCAGTATCCTGTGAACTTAATCTATAAGCAGTTTGAAGAGCAATTGTTGCTTTAATTGCTGATTGCCTATCAGTTTCTCCCAAAACCATAGCAGTTGATGTAACTTTAGTCATGTCAAGCAATTGTTGTTGTGTGTATCCTGCTGCTGCTAAATCAGCGGCTACGCCAACAGTTTCTTGGGCACTTTGACCATATAATGATGCCATTTGTTTAGCAACATCCATAACACCTTTTTTAATTCCATCTAATTCTTGTTGTGAAGGAATAATATTGGAAAATCCTCCACCTGCTTTTCCACCAACATCATATACAGAAAGAAGGTTTTTCATACTTTGATCAACTTGGTAGAACATAGTGGCTAATGCGCCACCAGCGGCAAGCAGGGGCACTGTAAAACCAACCATCAACTGACGACCGGCCCATTGAGTATTCTTACCAAAATCAATAAGTTTTGTTGCACCATTCATTAAATGAGTATTTAAAACTTTTTGATACTCTTGCATTGCTTGATTAGCATTAACTGCTTGATGCTGATAAGTTACTACATCAGCATAACCTTTTTTAACAGAACTAGGAATAACCATTGATTCTTGCAATCTAACATTTTGATCTGCAATTGCTTTTAATTCTGGAATTACACCCTTAGTACTTTGCCTCCAAGATGAAAAATATTGTCCAACACTATATTGTGATTTAAGCATTTTTTGGGTAAGATGATCAACAGCATCTGCTGCTTGGACGGTTTCAACTCTAAACCCATTTATTGAAGATACAGTATTTCTAAATTGAGATTCAGCATTTTTTAAACCTGTAAGCATAGAATTACTTACAGAAAATTTACTACTCTGTTCATTAATTGATTTAATTTCAGCCTTTAATACTGCTAATTGCTGATAGATGGGTGCAAAATTTGCTTGCCCATCTATTATAAATTTTATGTTTTCTGCCATTTATCAGACACCGATTTCTGCGTATCCAAGACCCAAACCAATTCCAAAACCTGATTCTGCGGCTTGGAATCCTTTTAGATTGGTTACATCGTTGACCTCTCCATGATTTTGTTTTTCTTCAATTGTGTCTCCAAGATCGACACCTTGAAGGGCTGCGCTGAATTTTCTTTCACGATCTTCTTTTTTTCTAATGGCATCTAAAATTGCAATTAGTTCTTCTATACAGAGACTACTCTCAAGTTCATCGTAATTTTTCCAATGGCCCAACAAAAACACTTCACTCTCAAGTTCTACTAAATCTAATTCGTCCCAATTAGATTTGGATTCATTAAATTTTGATCGCCGCCCAAATTAAGACCACCAGCAACTTCAAGAATCTTCATTAAGGTAGGAACTTCAATAACATCTTCAAATTTTTCTTTATCTTTAGCAAGGTCGGGGGAAAATTGTTCCATACATACCATTGCTGCTTCAATAAAGATTTCCATTGCATCTTCTTCTGTTTTTACATTTTCATCATCTAATTTTTTTATAACCTGAGTAAACTTTTTAAGATTTTTAATGGTGAGTGGTTTAATAGAAATTTCTTCACCATTAGATAATTTAATTTCAACTGTTTCATAGACTGTATTAGCCATTAAAATCCTCCATTTTTATCTTTTTTGATTATAGCAATTTTATATAATAAAACATAAACACCCCGCCATAAAGGCGGGGCATTCATGTGAATACTTTAATTATTATTAACCAAATACTCTGTCAATAATAAAACCATACTCTGAACCATCGTAATTATCGTTATCATCTGGGAGACAACGGAATTGGACGGGGAATACTGTTGCGCTATCACGCTTTAATGCATGTGCAGTTGTTTCAATCTGTACAACACGACGAGCAACATAAACACGTTCTTTCTTGATATTACGAGAAATATCAATTTGACCTAATGCTCCTGCTGAACCTGTTGATGCAGTACTTGCTGACCATGCTTGACCCATGAAACCGGGTGCATTACCAACAAGAACCATAGAACGTTCAACTGGGGCATCGCCAAGGGCACCAGCAGACAAGTTCAATTGTGTTACGTTACTTGCAGTATTAGTTGTAATAACTGAAGTGTTAATAGCACTTGCACCACCAATTACGCCGGGGCTGTAAGTAAGAATTGTATCTGGTTGTCCAAGAACAATGTGAAGGTTCTCAAGAGTACCTTCTGCAAGTTCTGTTTTAATTAATACCTTAATGGTCTGCTTGAACAAACGAGCGGCATCAAGTAATTGATCAACCATAACATCACCATAGCCGGGTTCATATGAAATTTCTACACCATTATTTGTGTAACCAAGATCTCTCCAATAACCGGCAGCAGTTGAATTTAGATACTGTGGGGTAGAGTTGGTTGATGCTGTTGCGTTTGCATATCCAGAAGTTGTTCCACCAGTAACTGTCCAAGGGAAAACACCTGAAGCAGTCATGTCGGGTCGGTTAGATCCTGAACCATTTGAGATAAAAACTCTAGCGGCACCTACAATAATATTCTTTGTACTAGCCATTTTTTTCACCTACCTTTTTCCAAAGATTGGCTTTACACTTCCTCATAAACATGATAACATATTTTTAGAATCTGCCAGAATCTTGTGTTCTTCTACTATATGAGTATAAAATATTAGCAAATCCTGTTTTTAACCCGCCTTCATATTTTGACGGTTCAGGAGATTTTATTTTTTCAATCGCTGTGTAATGAAATTGAAAATTGCTAGATGATATATTTGATGCACTAATTTCTGTAGCAGAATCATCATATCTTCTAAATAAATCAACTAAAAGATTTAGAATTGAATGAACTTCATCATAATGTGTAGAATATACCATAAATATTCCAACTTCATTAGTTATCCACCAATCAGTATCAATTGGAAGAACTTCGTAATCATAAACAATATAAGTTTTGCCCGGTAATAAATTATTTAATTCAGGAACTTGTTGGGCAGGTATTATTGGAATTATTGGCTGATCAAAACCGTCAGCATAATAGTCTTGTTCATTTAACAGTCCAGCAGATTTAATATTATTCCAAATATATAATCTAATATCATTTACAGCCAAAGAACTGTAATCTGCCATTATAATTCACCAATTTCATTAGAATATTTTGATGTAACTTGTTTAATAGCATTAAGTACATCAGATTTACTAGAACCTTTTCTATTAACAACTACTCCAACACGACTTGCAATTCTTTTAAATAAATCTGATTGCTTAACAACAATTTCTGCTTTTGTAGAATACCATGTATTAGCAAAATTTTGTAATGCATTAGTTGTATCTTTACCGCCGGGACTCATAATATTAATAATTTTATTTTTAGGAACAAATACTAAATTTTCTCCATCAGGGCTAAAAACAATAGTTTTTTTAGTTAAAATATGTATTGGTTTATTAGATTCCATAACTTCCATTTTATTTCTAAAAATACTTCTAGCGGTAACTTTTTTACCAGTAGGACCGGGACGTAAAAGTCTTTCACTTATTCGAACTGGTTCTGTAGATTTAAGTGGAACAAACGAAATAATTAATTCACCGTATTGAATTTTTGATCTTTTAATAATAAATAATTTTTTAGAATCAGAACCAATTTTATTAGATTCATATAAATGATGATATCGTTTTTCATCATTACGAGCAGCATGAGATAAATCTTTTAAAAATCTTCTAGCAGTTATTGTAAATATTGCTTTTGAAATTTCAGTTTTTGAGTTAGGCGATAACATATATTCAAGTTGTTCAACTTTATGAGTAACAATTTTTTCTATATTTCTAAAAGATGATTCATCAATTTTAATCTGTACTGTCATTTTGAACCTGAACTCTCTTAAGAGTTATTTCATAGTAATTGATCCTACCAAAAGGATCAATCTCAGCATGAGAAGCAGTAACTTCAAAAATCATATCCGGCTCACCATAACGATCTATTTCTTTATAAATAATAGAACCATCATTAGATCTTACAGCAGAAACTCTCCAACGTTTACTCATATTAATTGGAGATTTCATTTTTAATTGAAAGTTTTCTGTATATTCATCATTACCGCTTGTTTCAAATGCTTTATTATCTCCTCTACCCAAAGCACCACCGGCTTTTAAAGGTTCAATCTTACAATCAATAGTTTGACTATATACCCAATTTCTTGAAATAGCACCAGTAGCACTTTGAGAATTTTGTTGTTTATAAACATCACACTTCATATTCATAATACTACCGATAATTGAATTAATCATCAGATAATCACAATTCCAACATTTCTATACATATCAAGCATATTATCAACAAGGAGATTACCAGTACCATTAAATGCACCTGCTGCTAACTTAAATGAAACTTCGCTCAAGGAAACATCATTCAAATATTTAATTCTCCAAGCAGCATCATTAGATAGGTAATCACCAGCGAGCAAAATAGCAGACAATTTAACATTAGGGGGAACATAGTTCCAGCCAATAACACCTTCAAACTTGTATCTAGAATTATTTCTAAAGCGGCCATAGTAAAGAATGGAAGGGTCAATATTATTATCGTAACGAACGTCCCAGCCAGCATTAACAATTCTAACAGTTTTATTAGTCTGTGTAAGCATTAATTCAAAACCAAATTGATTAACAGAAGGACTAGAAATTTTATCATAAACAAGAATATCATTCTCGTACATACGATTTAATTGCAACATAGGTTCAGTTAGAAAACAAGCATCTGAACCCATACCTAAAACTTCTTGCGATCCATTTCTTTTACCAAATTTTTGACCACTATAACCTTCAATAACAGTTCTAGCCAATCTTTCAGCCTCACGAATCTGTTCATAAGGTTTATAGTTTAAATCTTGAGGATTAGTTCCAAAATTATAATAATCAATAATATCAGAAACAGTAGCATATGGAGTAATTACTTCATGAAAAGTAGATTGAACTACAGAAGTACTATTAACACTATATAACCAATCAGCACGAATAACTTGATTTAAAGAAGTAACAGTTGGAGTGACTTGATAAGTATAAATACCAAACGGGGGTTCATTAGTTGCTGAACCACTAGATAAAACAGTATTAGTAGAATCATCAGCATTATAAAGAGAAACATTTACAATACCATC